GTGGGTTAGGTTGGCACTCATAGTGCAGGGCAAATTCCATTTCGCCGAGAGCCGTCGAAGCGGGAAGAGCACCACCAGTACTGGTGAGTGCTCCCTCAATATACACCAACAGCGAGTAGTGGCCGTAAGAACTGACCAAATTCTCATCACCATGGCGCAACGCAAGGTTACCAGAGTCATCATCCGTGAGCCCCCAGGCAGTGCCTGTGGGTTTAAAGACGAGAGCCTCCGAGCCGGAGCGGCGGAAAGTGAAAACCGCCGCATCAGTTTCAAGGGTGCTCATGGGGACTTGCATATAGCCAGGCAACTGGGACATGGCAGACAGGCCAGCAGGTAAAGCAACCTGCCAGCCATTAGCCAACTCATTGTTGGCGGGCACGTTACCAACGGTACTCTGATTGTTGTTCTGCATGAATGACAAAGAAACAAAAACCGGAGCCATATGAATGACTCCTGAAACTGTCGAGAAATTCTGAGTACCAACTATCTTAACACCACCAGAAACAAGCCGGGCACTAGCATACATCTCACGAAAGAGAGTAATGTTGGTGACCGGGTTGTCAATACCTATAACACCACTCCCAGGACCAAAAGAGTTCCTAGAAAGCGCTGCGGCGGTGTAACTGAGACCGTTAGGCCAATAAAACGTGCTGGGAACGTTGGCATAAAGACCAGTGGTTTTCGTGCCAACTATCCCATTGACTATGAGGTTAGAAGGATCAGGGTTGATGAGAAAGACCGTCTGCCCAGCGTTGGGCGCGACAGTAACCATGTTCAAGTCTGTGTAGGTGCCAACCGCTGGGTTGGAGGTGATGACGGCGGGCTGCCGCACGTCAAAACACCCAGACAAACCCTGGAACTCGTCTGGATAACGCTGACAGTTAGCATCCTCGGAAAAAGGATCAACAGCAGCAGAAACCAAAGGATGAACCCCATAATTACTGCGGCGCGAAGCGCGAGGGCGAGCACGCGGCCCACGAAACTTGGGTACCCCCACGGGTGCCAGGGACGAATCCAAGACATCCCGTTTCGGGGCAAACAAGGCCGTAGACGTGCTCTGCTTAGCACGGACCCGGACCTTCTTAGTAGGGGCGCGACGAGGCTGGGAAGGAATGGCACGACGGGCCCTTTCCTTAGCTGTTTTGGTTTTCGTCATGACGGTGTGAAGAGTGTAGTATGGGATACCCGACACTCATGGAACGGAGACTATTCATTATGGATGACCCGGAGGTTGGCGCCGTGCAGTCGTTCGGCATT